ATCAGAGCTAGTAACATCGGTGTGCTTAATATTAACAACTACCTGATTCTCGTCACCACTTACACTAAGAGCACCTTCTTTAGCAGCTGCTCCTTTTTCGAGACCAAAACGTACATTTAGGCCATCACTATTTGTCCAGAATTCATTAGCACTCATAGTTCAACCCTCCTTATACTTGGTCTGTGTCTGTGAGAACACAAACGAGGTTTTCAGGACGATACAAAGCAACTCCGTAACGAGCAGTAGTTACATACTCTTCACGTTGTTTATCTTTGTTATACTCAGAGTCAACCTGTGGCATCTGACGCCATGCACCTACAAAGGGCAAGACGGTAGAGTCAGCAGAGAAGAACATGTTAGCTTTACCAGCAGCAGTTGTTGGTCCTGTACCGCCAATTTGCTCATTTGCATCAGCAAGGTAGTTACTGGTATAAACATCAAAGCCATAGATGTTGGCAAGGAAGCTCATACCTGAAGCAATACCAGAAGTGATAATGCCTTCCCAACGAGGGTTGTTACTGACGTTTGTTATATTGCTAAGAGTATTCATTGTATACTCAACAGAAGGGTCAACAATAGCAATTAAATTACGATCAGGAACGTTAGCTTTTTTCAAAGCAAAACGAGCTTTAGCAAAGTCAGCTACAGCTATTACTTCGTTTGTGCCTGTTCCAACAAAACGGTGTTCTGCACCATTAATAGAATTAGCATTAGAAGCAGTTTGCGAAGCAGATAAAGCCATAATATCGGTCTCAAGCGTTTCCATAATAGCTCTGGCTTGCTTGGGAACGAAAGAACTAACCAACTGATTCATGTAGTATGCATCTTGTTTGGCTTTGTTCGTTATGTAGTTACCACTTGACTTGTATTTATTAATAGTGAATTGAAATTCACCAGTGTCAAGAGCACGATATTGTACTGAAGAGTTTTCAGTATAGTCATCAGTCTGAGCTTGACCAATCGAAGGAATTGTAAAAGTAGTTCCATCAGGGAACTCATTCATCCAATTTACATATCCTTGACCTTGAAGTTCATCTTCAAGGACTTCCTTCAACTGGCTAGACCAGACCTCTGAACGAATCAGATGACCTGTGTTACCAGTATCCATCATAGTAGTTTCTCCTTATAAACGTTAGTTGTTTCCAAATGATTCACCTTGTTCTTGTTTTTCTTTTAGAATACGCATCTGAGTTTCAGGCTTCCAGTATAACTTAGGATTTTCTTTACGCATTTTTTCAAAGTCTGCCCAAGTATTTCCTGAACTTGTATTTGTCTGAGTACCAGATGTGTCAACTGTACCTGTGGTCAAAGTAGGTGTAGTTGGTTTTTGTGTTGATAAACCAAGAACATTGTAGAAAGCATTAGGGCTTTTTGCTGCAATGTCTTTTAAAAAATCTACAGAAATATTAGAAGATGATGCTTTCTGAAGCATAACCTCTTGAGCTTTATCTCCATATAATTCTTTCATTTTACGGTCTACAGCTAGAATATTATTTTCAGCGGTCTGCTGAGTTTCCCTTTGCTCTATAGTTTGTGTAACTAGGTTGGCAATATCATCTTGTCCTAACGAAGGAGTGGTGTTCCCCTCTGAAGGTGCTGAAGATGTTTGAAGTTGTGCTTCACGTTCCTTCCTAATTTCTTCAAGAAGGTCTTGAGCTGAAAGTCTTTGATCTAGGTCTGATCTTAGTTCAGCTTGTTCCTTCTTCAATTGTTCGATAAATTTGTCTGCTTCTGCTTTGCCTTTTGCAAGGTCTTCTATAGTAGCAAACTTTTTACCTTCACCGACCAATTCCGCAACAGACCCTTCGGTCTGCGTACTTGTTGGGGAATTAGTCTGTTCTTCAAATATGTCACTCATAACTGGATGGTCTCCTTTATGTATTTTAAAGCCCTGATCTGGCCTTGGCGGTCTGCCATTAGATAAGGCCAACTGGCTTTATCATAATCTTCTTCTTTAGATTTTTCTGCTTCACTTATTTTATTATCAATTGCTTTTTCTAAAACTTCCAGAATACCTTTAGAGTTTCTGACGTAAGCTTCAAAATCATTTTTACGTTTTTTGTAGTCTTCGTTTTTTTCGTTTTCTTTACGCTTTATATGTTGGGTCCATAACGTGCTAAGTCTCTTGGTCCGGGACATTGCACACTCCTTTATTAATACATTGATTTAGATTTTTTCTTCTTCATTGGTTTTTTCTTTGCCATCTTTGCTGGTTTTTTCTTTTTATCTTTAGCCATGTAAGATGTTCCTTTTGAAGTTCTAGGCATATTTTTCTCCTTTAAGTTTGTAGTTTTTTAAGTTTTTTTGCTAAACGTTTTGTTGCACTATGTTTTTTACTTATCATACCTTTTAAGTTTTTAGGCTTAAAAGGAGTAGGTTTTAATTTTTTAATTTTCATTCCATCATTTCCTGTTCTGGTGATAACGCTTCTGAAGCAGCTCTTTCTTCATTAAGTTGTTTAGAACCTGTATCTATTAAACGTTGTGTTTCAAGTTGTTCAGCCACACGTATATTAGGAGAAACAAGTTCAAACTTTTCAATATCAAGTAAGTCTTCTATTACCTGAGCTAACTTAACTCCACTAAAATGTGTATTAACTGAAGCATCTCTATAAATTGCTGAGTTAGCTAAAGCGTTAAGGTTTTGGAATTGATTTGCTTTTGCTGCAAAGTGTCTAGCTCCCATAGGACGTAGCTTACCTCTACTGGCAAGATCCTCTGGAGTAATTGTTTCAAAGAGTGCAGCACCAAACTCATTATCCACCACACGGACCACATCACTAATCTCCATATTTCTACGAGCCAGTTCAAGCATATCATTAAGTAAAGGCTCTAAAAAATTTCTTTCAAAGTAAGAAACTTTAGATTGAAAGATACGGGAGGAAGCGTTGTCTAAAGTCTGAACTTCAAACTTTGTCTTCTCTCCCGGAGTCCTGATTCCCATTGCTTGCTTAGGAGCACCAACCATGTCTTCCATCTTGGCTTCAAGACGGTCTATTTGAAGATCGGCATTAAGAGCGGTGGTATCTGGCCTCATAAAGTCTACGTCTCCTTCATCACCTACGTAGATTTCTTCTCCGGGTCCGTAGTTAAAAGCTTCAACGTGTCCTTTTATTTTTAAAACAGGATGAGCAATAAGATCAAATACATCTGCTTTAAGATTTTCTAAATGATCTAAACGATACTGCATACCTACTAGGTTATCTAATGGACCCATAGCCCAAAGATTACCCGGACGAAGACGCCATCCTGCATGACGTAGAGACTGTCCTCTCCAAGACGGATTAGGTACTTTTCTTAAAATATGTAAACGATCTACAACAGTTATAATATGATTCTTTAAAAGTTCTTCTTTTTGTACATCGTATATGTCACCATGAAACTCTAGAATTTCTACATAACCAGATTGGAAGTAATCAAGTAAAGAACCAAAACCATCTATTTGAATACCTTGTGCTTCATGTACATCGTTTGTATTTAATCCTGCAATTGATTTTCTTATTTCAGAAATCTTTTCAAAGACTCCTTCTAAGTATCCCATTTCTGGATGGTCTTCAATATCAGCTGCTACTTCTCCAAGAGACTTTACACTTCTGATAATCTTAGGACTATTTTCAAAATGAGTAGCTAAAGGATTTAATACAATATTATATGGTGAAACTCTTATAGCTCTTGGTCCTACAAACCCCGGAGTTATTTCTTTAGTTTCTGTATTTTCTCTTACTTCATTTATATATTCAGTAGAACCTATTACGTTTCCAAAATCAATAAAGTCGTATACCATTTCAGAAACTGTATTAATAAAGTTTGCGTTTCTTAATTTATTTTTTACATAAGCAAGGATAACTTTACGTTTTTCAACTGCTTCTCCGTCTTCATCATCTCCTTCCCAAACAAGCCAATCGTCATTAGGAAACAAAGCAGCCATGTAGTTAGCATGAAGGTTATCACGGATTTGACATATCTTTGGGATGGTTGTGGAGTTTTTCCAAGGAAGGGTAGCGTTGGTAGTTTTGGTGGTATCTGTGGCGAAGACATAGTTACGTAACTCCTTCTTCTCCTCAAGCCATCTAGAACGCATACGCTGCCAATCATCAAACTGAGTAGCAATGTGAGCAGCAAGAGTTTCTGGTGTGCCTATATATTCTGTTATATCTAAAGTTCTACCAGCCATTTTTATATTGTCTCATCATTACTAAAACCATCACTAGGATCACTATATCCACTTTCTAAAGAAGGAGCATAACCAATTGCTGAAGGTCCTCTTGTTGATGGTCCTAGACCTCCTCTACTTCCTTCTCCTGTATTTACATCACTTACACCTGAACGAGAACCTCTTGCATTACCTGTAGATCTATATCCTGTTTCTGTTGGCTCTTGATTTATAAAACTTCTATTAGCAGTTATTGCTTGATCTTGCTGTACTGTTATTGCTCGACTTCTTGCAGCCTGTCTTGCTGCTGTTTCTTCTTCTTCTATAGATCTTTGTATAGATGTTTCTCTCATTCTGTCTGTTGAAGTCTGCATACCTACTGCAGATTTTAATTTATCTGCAGCTGCTTCATAAGTTGTTCGTCCTGTTCTTGCAACATCCATTTCTGAAGCAGCATATCTAAGTCCTGCTCCTACTATTCCTGCTCCTATACCAATAGGACCGGGAACTAAACTAGCAACAGTAGCAACATTAGCTGCTTGATTGTAAGTTTGAGAAAACTTAGCAGCATTAAAACCTTCGCTCATAGGAGACATAAGATTATCTGCATCATCATATTTATCTGATGTACTATCAAATAAACCACTTGAAAAGTCATCAATAGTAGAAGC